TCCAAGTTGAACCATCATAGTTTTCAGTAGCACTTGATGTGGTGGGTGTAGTTAAAGGGGCTCCTCCAAAATAAACTGCAGCTGTTGGAGTTCCTGATGAACCACCATATGCTCTAGCTGTATTTAAATTCCCACCTGATGACCAAGAACCACCAAGACTAACATAACCTTTTAAAACTCCAATAGTTTTATTGTACCAAATCTGACCCTCTTGTGGATTAGCTGGGTCACTGCTAACCGATCTGATTAGCTGGCCTCTGATTTCTTTAAAGGTTGTCATTCAACCTCCCTTAATTATTCTGTAGCAGCCAACCTTGAGTAGAGTCAACATACACTAAAGTAAATCCTGCTCTTTCAGTTGCAACAGTTAAGTCTGCAGCTGTACCTTGAATGTTATGTCCGTTTCTACCGATAGTTAGATTGTTAGTGTCAAATGTTCCTGCATAATCAATGAATGAAATGAAATCACCAATTGATGCTGAAGTTGGAAGAGTTACAGTAAAGGCTCCACCTGTTGTATTACAAAAATATCCATTACCTGCAACAGCATTCGCTGGGTCAGCAGTAATAACCGCTTGCCAAGATGCACCACCAGAAATATCACCGAACGATGCAGTTGTACCATCGGTAGTTAAAACTTGCCCTGCAGTTCCCATGGTGATACCACCAAAAGAACCATTGTCATTAAATTGAATTTGTTTGTCAGTTCCACCAGGACTTGTTGCAGAAACTCCTTCTAAAACGTCTGTTCCATCTGTGTAAACTATTTTTGTAGTTTTATCTGTTGCACCCCAAGTAACACCTGATCCTGAACTTGTTTTAAATGTAACAGTATGTGCTCCAGTAGTTGCATTGTTTACAATATAAGTTTTTTCAATTCCATCTGGAATAGTAACGTTTACGTTTCCAGTAATTGTTCCTACTAATTTTAAAACTTGGTTTTTACCATTTGATAAAACTCCATTTGAAAAAGTTAAAGTAGCTCCTGAAGTAACACCAACGGCATCATAACCACCGATAGCTTGTTCTAAAATAAGTAAATTTGTATTTGTAAATTGGCCCCAAGTTCCTGAGTTTTCACCAGTTGCTTGAACCGTTAATTTTAAAGTGGTTGATGTGGTATTTGCCATATTTTAATTCCTTAAATAATTCATAATATTAAATTTATGCGGCAGTGTCAACTTCAGTCCAAACTGGAGCTGTACCGGTATTCACTGGGTTCCAAATAACAGTTTTAAGGCTACCTTGTCCCATTGTCAAGTTAAATCCAGTCAAATTGACTATAGCATTTCCAGTAGTTCCTTCATCACCTTCTTGCATAGTCATTGCAAGACCTGTTAATTCAACCGCAGATGCAACATCTACAGTGCCTAAAGCAGCTGTCATTGCTTGACCTGTTAATGTAACACTTGCATCGCCGGTAATTGATTCATCGCCTTCTTGCATAGAAAGTAATGATCCTGTGATATTAACATCAATATCTATTGTTGATGATTCATCACCTAAAGTAGCTGTTAAAGCTTGACCTGTTACAGATACATTTGCATCTGTTGTAACAGTTTCGTTTCCTAAATCGGCAGTAAAAGATAAACCTGTTAAAGTTACATTTCCTGTACCTGTAACAGTTTCATTTCCTAAATTGGTACTAAGAATCTGTCCTGTTAAATTTACACTAGCAGTACCTGTAACAGTTTCATTTCCTAAATTTGATGTTAAAGCTTGACCTGTTACAGATACATTTGCATCTGTTGTAACAGTTTCGTTTCCTAAATTGGCAGTAAAAGATAAACCTGTTACAGATACATTTGCATCTGTAACTATCCCTGCAAGACCTTCTTGCATTGAAAGTAGTTGACCATTAACAGATACATCAACATCTGTTGTAACAGTTTCATTACCTAAATTTGATGTTAAAGCTTGACCTGTTACAGATACATTTGCATCTGTTGTAACAGTTTCGTTTCCTAAATTGGCAGTAAAAGATAAACCTGTTAAAGTTACATTTCCTGTACCTGTAACAGTTTCATTTCCTAAATTGGCACTAAGAATCTGTCCTGTTAAATTTACACTAGCAGTACCTGTAACAGTTTCATTTCCTAAATTTGATGTTAAAGCTTGACCTGTTAAATTTACATCTGCATTAGCAGTAATAGATACAGAACCCAATGCTGAAGACATTACTTCTCCAGTTGGGAATACATCATTACTGATTAAAATAGTAACAGAATCTAAATTAGTTGTAAGAGCTTGACCTGTTAAATTTACACTAGCAGTACCTGTAACAGTTTCATTACCTAAATTTGATGTTAAAGCTTGACCATTAACAGATACATCAACATCTGTTGTAACAGTTTCATTTCCTAAATTTGCAGTAAGAATTTCACCTGTAACATTTACAGGAGTATTTAAATCTACAGTTACACTGTTTAAATTAGTTGAAAGGATTTCACCATTTAATGAAACATTTACATCTGTAACTATCCCTGCAAGACCTTCTTGCATTGAAAGTAGTTGACCATTAACAGATACATCAACATCTGTTGTAACAGTTTCGTTTCCTAAATTGGCAGTAAAAGATAAACCTGTTACAGATACATTTGCATCTGTTGTAACAGTTTCATTACCTAAATTTGATATTAAAGCTTGACCGGTAACTGATGTACTTACATCAGTTGTAACAGTTTCATTTCCTAAATTGGCACTAAGAATCTGTCCTGTTAAAGTTACATCAACATCTGTTGTAACAGTTTCATTTCCTAAATTGGCACTAAGAATCTGTCCTGTTAAATTTACACTAGCAGTACCTGTAACAGTTTCATTTCCTAAATTGGAACTAAGAATCTGTCCTGTTACAGATACATTTCCTGTACCTGTAACAGTTTCATTTCCTAAATTGGCACTAAGAATCTGTCCTGTTAAAGTTACATTTCCTGTACCTGTAACAGTTTCATTTCCTAAATTTGATGTGAGAGCTTGTCCAGTAAGATTTACAGATACATCAACCCTTCCTATACCCCAGGTGCCTGCACCCCAGGTATAGTCACCATTCCAACCTGCCATTTAAAAATCTCCTTAGTATTTAACAGAGATAAAAATCTCTGAAAAATTATCCTGAGATTCTTAGTATAGCTGCAGAAGTTGTAAATGCTGGGAAAACAACTGTAAAAGTTCCTGATGTACTAGATTTATCACTTCCAAAATCTAAAACTGCAACAGCTGCATTAGTTGTAGCTGAAGATGTGTTATAGATTAAAGCTCCTCTTGCAGTGATTGTTGCTGATGTAAATGATAAATCATTAAAATCAACAATAGCAACACCTGATGCAACCGATGTACTTGGATTTGGTTGTACCAATGCTCCACCACCAGCAGCGTAAGATCCACTGTTACCAACTTCGTTAGTTGCTGCGTAAGCAGTAGTCGCTGAGTTTAGAGTAGCCGAAGAAGTATAAAGAGCTAGTTTAAACTTATCACCACCGAAAGCGAAATTGTGATCACCTTCTAGTAATTGTTTTTTAAACGCATTTGCAATTGCTTGTGTTATAGCCATAGTTTATCTCCTTATTATTTTCCGCCGACACGAGGAACACCAGATTGATATTCATCCCGTCTTCGTCTTCCCATTTGTTCAATTGAGAAGCCTTCAACCACTTGTTTATACTTTCCTTCGTATAATTGCAAGAGATCATTTGGCCCCTTTAAGAAGCTATAAGCTTCAACTAAACATGCATACAAAAGTCCGTTGGGAAAATACTTACTTAGGTATGTTTGTGTATTTGTACTCGATAAACCTTCATCTTTCAAGATATAATTTAATTGAATTTCATAAGCAGAATCTGGTGTAGGAGCTAAAACAATGGTATCCTTATCCCACATCCCATAGTATTTTGGCTCTCCAGTAGTTCCCGTAGAGTTATATTCAGACATAAAACTAGTATCTCTATATTCTAAAAAATTTCTAGTAGAACCTGAGCCACCATTTACAATTTGAGCTGATCGAACTACTAATAAATTATTTGGAATATCAATGTATCTTTGTGAAGCAATTAAATTAGTTGTAGCATATCTTCTATTGTTATCAGAATCCACATCTCTAAATATTCTAAACTCTGCATTTTCAATAAACCCATTTACAATTGTAGATGTTAATACATTTGAATCTACTTCTGTATAATCTCTAATCTTTTGTACTAGTTCTGCGTATGTCATATTAAGCTGATAATGTCACCGGACCCGATGTACAATTATCTCCTCCTCCACTGATACCACTTGTTGTAGCATTACTTGTGCTAGTAAAGTAATAATAATTTGTTGTATTTGATACATTACCACTAGAATTTATTTTGCCAAGTGTAATGGTAAAACCGTTTGAATTACTAATATCTGTTACGTTATTAAAACTTGGAACATTTTGAAATCCAGTTGCATTACTAGGTCCTCTAAATCGAACAATACTTCCTGCAGTTCTTTCATGGTAAGGTTCATAAACATTAACATAAGTAGTGCCACCATAAATTATAGTTTCAAATGGATTTGAATTTAATAAAATTAAAACAGCAGGTTCTGTTCTTGCTGGTCTTGCATTTTGTAAACCTTGTGAATCTGCTGTATGAGGTTTAGGTTCTAATTGTGGATGCTTTGCTTCGTATTCAGAAATATGAACTCTTGATCCATTCCATTCAATTACCATTTCTTTGTAAGGAAATGCTAAACCACTTCTATCAGAAATGAATTGTGCATATTTTCCTTTTGATAAATTAGACATTTGGATAATAACTCTTTGGGGTTATAAATGAACTAGATGATGAACCATCTTCTTGTAAAGCTCTTTGTAATTCATCTTCGTATAATAATTTCATTTGTTGTGTAAGTTCTGGTTTAAATTTTTGTGATAAATAATATGCAAGTCCTGATACCATGCAAGGTACAAATCTATAAGGTACATCTGCATTATTTGTATAGGCTCCGGCATCCTGGATTCTTTTTACATAGTAGTAATTAATAAAGTTTCCGGCTTCAGTGCTTCCGGGAGTTAAATATAAAGTGATAGTTACTTTATCAATAAATCTTTGTACAAAATATTGTGTAGGAGTTCCTGTATCTGTTTTATTAGATAGACCTTGATATGCTGATCGATTAATTTTTGTTAAAGGAAAATCAACAGAAGATGAGTTTCTATATACTGCTTCTAATACATCATCTACACCATAAATTGCAGTTGCAGAAGATGTTCCATCAGTTGTCGATCGATACATTGTGTATTCTGATTGACCATTAACTAATGTGATTGAATTATTACCAACTTCCCAATAGTGCAAACCTCTATTAGCCCATTCTTGAAACATAATGTTTAAAGAACGTCTTGCTGTTTTTATATCATTACCAGAATAATCAAATCTGCCTAATCTTTCATAAGCTTCAGTAATTATATCATCAATATAAAAACCTGATTCAAAAGTTGTTGTTCCAGAGGTAGCCATTAATTAACCTCCTATTTGTCAATCAATACAGTTGCTTTAGCACTTGTTATTGCACTGCAAGTCATTCCACCTTTAAATAAAATTCCATCTTCAGGAAGATTAAATGAAAATACATCTCCTGGAGGAACTTCTGCTGTGAACTGAGTTCCAGATTCATCTTGTAGTGTTACAGATCCAGTAGTAGTTGTAGTAGTTACATTAGAAAGAATAATTCCTCTCAATCTTGTTCTACCTGCAAAAACTTGAGCGGCTGTTGTAATCTGAACTGCTTTTACATCACCTTTAGCTGCCATAATTTTTCTCCTATTAAAATTGTGTGGGCCCGAAGGCCCACGATATTATTTATTACGATGTTGCAATGTCAGTTGTTGGAGCAGCCATTTGCTTCCAAGTAGTTCCATTT